AACACGTTCTGCTAGTGAGGTCTCGGCAACTACGTCACCTTCTGTTTCCTCATCTTCTGATAGCTTCTTAGATGGTTCTGCATTTGAACCTGAACCCTTGATTGAGGTGTCACGCTTTTCACCACCAGCAGCGGCAGCACCGAGGTTGCCAGATGGAAGTGAAGTTGGTGTCTGACCACCAAGATCCTTGGCTTCGTTATGCTTTGGATCGGCTTCTGATGACTTAGACTTTGGACGTAGTGTCTTAGCGTTAGCTGTTGATGCAGTAGAGCCATCTACAGGATTAGGATTTGACACACCACCGCTGATTGGACCAACGGTTGGAAGTGTAGCACCTTCCTGTAGATTCTTACCTTCAAGAACAGCCTTTGCTGTTTCTGTTAGTGATGCCATTTGAATGATACTCCTTTATGGTTTCCTATTTAGTATTTTCAAAGTTTTGAAATATAATTTTCAAAAATCTTTAGAGCCACTGACTCTATTTCGCTTTTAGAGGCTTCACTGATAAGTTTCTTAGCATGATAATACTCTTGCTCTTTCCACTTACCATTCTCAAAAACCCATTCTTTACCCTCCATGATGCCTTGCACAAATGCGTCAGGTGCGCTTGGATCTGCTACAATGTCTGCCGCTGTAGCCAACTTGAAATCGTCTTGGACTTGTTGATATCCATTGTGTGGACGGAGAGACCCTACGCCTCTGGTCGACACACCAAGACTAGCACCACCATCTAATAGGCTCTTAACAATTTTACCGTTAGGAGTATCCAATATCTTAGCTTTACCAATAAAGTTAGTACCATCAGCATATAACTTGGTGATCATATGCGAAACTCTGTCTAGGTTGATTTGAGGATTCTCTGGATGACCTAGTTCACCAAACGCTCTATTCTTTTGAACGTATTCTTTATTATATCTGTCAGCTTCTTTTGAAAGAACATTCATAGGATAGACACGACCATTACGGTTCTGTCTTTCAGCCTGCATGAAGATACCAGTAATAAAGTGGTTCTTACCACCTTTACCGTCTGACTCAACCAAATACTGAATGTCCTGAATTTCTTCTCTAATAAGTTTCATTTGTTTACCCTTTAGGTATATTTATAATACTTTGATTCCTAAAAACCGCTTATGTTACCAAGTTCTTTTGCTAGATTTTTAACAACAGAACCAGCACCTTTAGCGGCAGTCTTAGCAACCTTTAAGTTGATTTCACCTGGACGACCTGGTTCATAATCTTTTATAGCCTTCTTAGCTTTTTGTGCGGCTCTACCAAACATGGTCCAAGGTGCATTACCCTTACCTTCATAATCTGTTTCACCAGCTGACTTTGATGATTTGCCAGTTGCCTTCTTATATTCTTTCTTGGCCTGCTTGTATTCAGCCTTGGCTTCCTTCTTGCGTCTTTCGAGTTCAGGAGCAGCCTTCTTATATCCTTTTGCTCTTAGTTCCTCAGGATTGCCACCAACACCACTTAGGCCGCCGATGGCTTCATCCATCTTAGCGGCATACATGCGCTTCATTTCATACATTTTCTTTTCTCTAATGTCCTTGAGTTTAGCCTCAAAGATATCATTAGCTTCAAGCATATTCTTAGATAGAATGGATTCGACTAGTTGTCTTGACATGTTAGAGTCCGTTGTTAAATGCTAGAGGATCACGAGCCTGACCTTGATCGTAGTCACGGCCGTCTTTCTTTAGATCGATGAATAGTGTCCAGGTATCTGTAGCACCTGCTGTGCTGGAGAATACAATATCGCCTGTGCAGTTTGCTTGATCAGGAATTTCAATTGTACCAGCGGTGCAGCCAGAGTCAAAGCCGTAATCAAAAAGACCGTTACCAAATGTAACAATGGCGCTATTGGCATTGCCGCCCCATTTTAGTGTTACACCTGCTCCTGCTGTTGCAATCTGTCCTTGACCCCAAATGCGTCTGATGGCAACTCTATTAAGGCGCTTTGGATTTGTTGTGCTAACAACACCAGTAGCATTGATAGCATAAGCTAGATTTGCTGCTCTAATAAGTGATACGTTAGCATCGGTACCACCAACACCAACTACCTTAATAACCGAATGTCTATTAGAATCAACTAATGTTTGTGTTGTTAGAACTGTTGCCATCTGTTATACCTTTATTGAAAAGTTTAGTAGTTTCTTGAAGGACTCTAGGTCTTCGTTTAGCATACTTTCAACAATCTTTTTGTTCTTAGTATTGACCGAGTCATAAACTTCAAGGATTCTTTTTGCCATACTGGTATTTAGTGTAACTGTTCTTCCGTTAATCTGAAGGTTCATATTATCTGTTCCTTCACTGATCATATCACGGATATCAGATATCTTGTTCTCTTTAACCTGCATGAGTTTTTGCTTATAGCGTGTTGCTGCAATATCATCATGCTTCTGTGGTGCCTTAGAGAAACCACTGTATGTCTTAACACCCTTCTTTTCTAAAGGTGCCTTAGAACTCTTAGTAACAATATCACCGCCTGCACCAGCAGCTTTCTCTAAATCAGCAGGAGCAGAGAAGAATGCCTTTAGTGTATCCAATGGACTTTCATCAACTCTACCTTCACGTAGCTGTGCTAGTTTTAACTTAAAGTCTTCCTCACAATTCCAACGGCGTAGTGCCTTATTGATACGTGAATCCGGATCTCTTGCTGTCTTGGCAGAGGTCAAACGCTTCTTCATTCCACCCATACGTGAACAGAATGACTTACGGCGTGAGGCTCTTTTGCCCTTTGGATTCTTTTCAGTAACGGCTGTCTTTAGCTTAGAACCTGGATTCTCACGGCGATAGGCATCAACTGCCTTCTGTGATAGACCATCTGTTTTATCTTTACGGTTTACGGACTGCCAATCTTCTTCCATGTTCTTACCTTTTTCGTATCCTCTTTTAGCGCCTTTATAAGCACCTCTTACACCACCAACTACTGCGCCAATGGCTGTTCCTGGACCTGGTGCAATAGCACCTCCGATAGCGCCGCCTCTAATAGTACCATGCAAGGCACCTTTAACAGCACCTTTTGTTGCTTCCCACTTTGCACCTTCTTCTAGTTCCATTTGTTCTTCTGTATTATAAACTGATGACTCACTCAAATTAAGATTGCCATCAGGACCAAATGGAACAGATAGATACTTATCTACAGTCTTTGAATAGTATAGTGCCACAACTTGCTTGTTAGGATAAAGTCTGTATGCAACCCTTCTGAAAAGAAGCATTGCTGGCATCTGACTGAAAGATGGAATAATTTTTGATGATTTGTTTACAGCAGCTTCACGTCCCTCAAGCACAAGATCCTCAGGTGCTTCTGGCATCTGACTTAAAGTGATATCGTCATAATCTTCTTTAATCTGCTTGAGAGTTTTCATTGTCTAATCCTTATTCGGCAAAGTAGTTAGCAGCAATTTCCTTCTTACGCTCTTCCAACTTTTCCATAGCTTTTTCCTGTAGAGCGACAAGGAGGTTATCTTTCATTTCTGAAAGATTGTTCTCAAGAATACAATCAAGAGCCTCGTTAATGCGTTCTTTGTTATCCATTTTAGTTTCCTCTTTTACACTTGTTTGTTTTAGCTGTGATGATGGCTTGTATGGTTCACTAGTAACATTTGTCTGATATGACTTAGGTGTTGAATCTGAACCGCCCTGATATGAAAACTTACCTTCACCACCACCAGCTTCTTTACGTGCTGCACTAAATGCCTGACCACGAGAGAAGTAATCTGGTCTTGATGGTGGAGTTGGAGCATCTACCTTTGGATTTTCTGGAGCCTTAGGTGCTTCTGATGCCTTAGGTGTTAGAACGTCTTTTTCATACTGGCTAACTGAACGGCCTTGTGAAGGTTGTTTCATTCTAGCAAATACGGTTGAAGTCTTTTCACCTTCTGAACCGTGTGAAGCAAAACTCTGATGACCTGCCTTATATGATGATGCCATCTTTTTGGCTAGTGGTTCGGCTGCTGCGGTAACTGCTGCGCCTTCTGGTCCACTCATTGCTCTTGCGGCTTTACCTACTGTAGCCATTACACTGGCGGCCTTAGGAACAATCTTCTTAGATGCTTCCTGACCGGCGGCTGACATACCCTTAACAACCGGACTTGTCTGCTTTGATGCTGCCATTCCCTTACCGACATTCATTGAACGGCTCTGGGAGTTAGGTGTAAATGATGATGAACCAGATGTGCTAGAAGGCTTTAGCTGACCACCTGCTCCCTGTGTTGATGGAGCGTTCTTAACACTACGCATAAATCTGGTGGGAACATTAGTGCTAGTTGGCTTCATCTGTCCGCCAGCACCTAGTGAGGCTCTTGCTGAACCTGTTCCTGATCTATACTCGGCACCTTTGACATGTGCGGTTGTGCCTCTTAGATTTACACGGCTTCTTGATGGCTTAGCAGACTGTTGATAACCAGACTGTGCTGTGTCCATATGCTGGGTTGCTGCTACTGTAACAGCATCTTCCTTAACAGGCTTAACCTTGTTTACGTTAGTACCACCCTGCTTTGAGTTCTTATAGGTATTATCTTTCTCATCATTCTTAGTAGTGGTTTGTTTAGGCTTACCACCATAAAACTGTGCATTAGGATTTACACGACCATCACGAGTGAATGGATGTCCAACTGATGCCCAACCTTCATTGGTTTGTTTTGTTGTATCGGCATGTTGGATCAAATGCTTTTCAGCATCTTCTCTTGTCTTGTGACGCATACGAACGCTTTGAGTTTTACCGGCTTTTACTCGTCTGGTTATAAACTCTCCGTAAGAAGGCATAATTCTTCCGATATTTTTACCTGTTTCAGGATGATTAAAACCGTATTTTTCATCCTTAGACTTATATGCTTCTTGATAGATACCACGATCCGCACCTGTTGGCATAGCGTCTGGTGTAGGTTTCTTTTCCACTAGTGGTTTCTCCGTATAGCTTCTGATGCCATAACCTTGCTCTTTTACTGATCGTCTCTTTTGAGCAAGAGGAGAGGCATCTGTTAATCCTTCGGCATCTACTGTGCCACCTTTGTTGTCGTATTCACCAAGTTCGTTTAGTTTACCTTTTCTATACTTATCAAAATTAGCTTGTAAAGGATGCTTTGCTTCTTTGACAATAGGAGACTTTTCCATCTTCTTAATTTTTTCATAGTAATCAGGTCTCTCATTGATATGATCTCTAGCAATCTCTGCCGCCTGCTTAGAACTTGTGGTATGTTCTTTCTCAACTTTAGTACCAGCAACAATCTTCTTTGCAATAGTAGCAAGAGGAAGATTCCATTTTTTGGCTAGCTGTTGTGCGGAAGGTGTCGCAACACCTGACATACCTTTTTTCAAAGTCTTAATCCTTATTTAGGTAAGGTAATAGAATACCGTTTTCGTTTAGGTGTGTTATTTCACCACCTTTATTAGCATACTTACCTGAACCAACATACACTAGACCTAAATCTTTAGCTTCTTCGGCAACTGTCTTTTTCTTGGCTGCCTTAGCTGGCGGCGCTGATTTCTTTTGCTTCATCTTTTCTAGTGCGATCTTCTTATCCATCATCTTGGATTCGTGATCTTGACTAGTCTTTTCAGACTTACTTGGACCTTGATCTGGCCCAGCAATCTTATCAACTTCTTTTTGTGTTACTGCCTGTGCGATTTGTTGCTGGGCACCAAATGCAATCTGGTTCTGCATATCCTGTTGCTGTTGAACAGCCATGGCTTCGGCATTAGCCTGATCAATCTGTGCCTGTATCTGACCTTCTTCCTGCATTTGAGCATTGATTTCCTCAATGTCATCATCTGTCTGCTGGAGAATGTTCTTACGAACCCACATTACAGAATAATACTTACCAACAAATGGATCAACCTTAGCAAGAGTATCAAGACGGATGTTTAATAGTTCTGCATCCTTGATTTCATCAAAACTATTGTCTTTCTTATAGTCGTACCAGATATCTTCTTTAAACTCTTTCCATTCCTCTTCGGTACAAATTCTTTTAAGAACTAGCTGAACACGAAGAAGGTCATCGAATAGTGTAGAGAACTTATTGCGAAGTCTGGTAACAAACTTGTTAAACTTGATTTCGTCACGATTGATTTCGGTTGTTCTACCTAGAGAGAAGCCTTGCTGTGCTTCCATACGACCAATTGGAACGTTTAGTGATCTGTATAGCTTACTCTGGAAATACTTAACGTCTTCCATTTCACCTAGGTTACGTGCGCCTTCTAGTGTAGAGATTTCTGTACCTTTGGAACCTTCACGGCGTGGTAGCCAGAAGTCCTCTAGCATTGATAGGTGCTTGCGGTCATCCTTGATTTCACCAGTATTGGAATCGTAAACTAGCTTGTTACGATACTTGACCATGATATCACGGACATACTGTTCCGCTTTAACTGTAGGCATGTTACCAACGTCAATATAGAATACACGGCGCTCTGGTGCACGAGATAGACGATAGATAACGGTAGCATCTTCAACCATTCTTAGATTGTTGAATGGCTTGATTGCTTTGTGCAGATAGGAAAGCACCATGGTCTGCTTTGGATCCATGATACCCGAATTGACATTAACAATCGAATCAACTGCGATCTTTGCGCCTAGATTAGTGCCAGCACCAATCATTCCCTTTTCGTTATAGAGATAATATTCGATTGTCTTTTTGATTAGTTCGACGCCAGTATTTGGATCACGCATCTTTTGGATTTCACGGATCTTACGAATACGGCGAGGGTCGATATACTTTAGTTCCTGAATACCTAATGCAGGACTAGTTTCATCGATAACAATGTGATAGTATATTCTACCATCGATATACCAACGACGGAAGATATCATGACCCATGTTACCAAAGTTTAGTAGTTTAAGGATATATTCAAATTCTTCTTCGATCTTCTTTTTGATCTGAGCAGGAGCCTTGACTTCATCCATATTGATTTCAACGGATGTGCCAGAGTCCTCAACCACGATAGCTTCATTAACGATTTCGTCAAGAGCAGTTTCCATTTCAGGCTGAATAGCTAGTTCACGATACTTGGTGATTAGCTGTGTTTCGTTTCTGAATGTACCATCTAGATCAACATATGTGCCATAGTAACCAGCGCCAGCAACCGTAACGGCGCCATCGTCAGATTGCGGTACAGCAAATGATTTTTGTAGTGGTCGGCCTTGTTGATCAACTTTATCTTGATCGTCAGTGCCGATTTGAAAGCCAAAAAAGCGAATGGTCCCTACTCCTTAAACATGATGAAAATCCATGGGACCGAAGCCCCATGGATCCTATTAGTATATATTAAGCACCAGAAATGTCTGTAGAACCGTCGAGTGATTCCCACCACTGATAGGCGAGTGTCACACCAAATTCTTCGATCTGGTCACCCATTGACCAATCTAGGTCAATAGCAGCAACGTCAGTTGGGAAACAACCAACCATCTTATACATCTTAATGACGTTACCAGCCTTACCAAACTGAGTGATAAGAGCGTCAGCCTGATATGAAGCTGCTGATAGAGCGGCTGGGCTACGAAGGTTACCAACGTGTGAGTTGATAGCATTTAGCCAAGTCTCAAGATTACGACGAGCCACAAAGTTTTCATCATTGATGATTGTGAATGACCAGTCTGGGAAGGTACGGGTACCTGCAATCTTAATCTCACGACCAAAGTATGGAACAACGATATGAGAAATTCCATCACCTGGTAGAGATGTTGCTCTAACACGGAAGATGATGTCGTTTGTCAATGGCGCTGCACCAAGGATTGGTGGCAAGGTCATTACAACCTCGAATAAACTTGGGCGGGCGCCGTCGTTTACCAGGGTTGCTCTGAATTGATTGACATTAAAAGCCATTTGTGTTTTCTCCTTTTCCTTTATTTATTAGAACTTGCCAACAATTTCGGAGAAGGCAACACCGGTTCTGACAGCAACGAAGTTCAACTG